CCGCCGCTGCCTGGAAGGAACAAAAAAACGACGACGACAAAACAACGACAAAAAGCAAAAAAAATTTTTTCTTATAAAAAATATGTTGACAAGAAAATATTCTTGTTGTAATATGTCCATGACAAGAAAATATTCTTGTAAATAAAATTTTAGGAGGAACAAGAAAATGTTGGATACCAGGAAAAAAGCTAACAAGCGCATTACAAAGAAAGATATATATGCAAAGCATGGTGTATCCTTTGTCAACGGAAAAATTATTTCCCCTATTGGACCTGTCAACGAATTATTAAAAGAAGGAAACGACAAAACAGGAAAAGCTGTTTATACATTTTCTATGGTACCAGGAACAAAGGAATATACAGCGACTGTCAACGGCATTATTTTAACGGTAAAAGGAACGTGTGCATGCTGCTGCAAAGGCTGCTATGCAATGACAGGACGATATAACCAGGACAACGTTATAACGTCCATGGTAATCAATACATACCTTGTCAATAATTACCTTGCATTTGTCCAGGCGTGTATCATGGCGCAACTTGAATATATTGGACGCGGTGAAGTGAGAATTCATGCCGCCGGGGATTTTAATACAACAAATCCGGAGGAATATGCAGCAATGTGGCACAACGTAGCCGAAAAAAATAATACTTTCCGGTTCTGGACATACACAAAAATCAAACAATTCGAAAAACTTTTTGACGACTTGAAAAACGCCAACATTGTAAAATCTGTTATTCCTGGTATCGGCGTCAATTATGGCCATTGTGATTACATTATTAACGCCTATTATACTTTGCGCGAGTTGGGCAAAAAAGTATATATTTGTCGCTGCGGAATTGACAAAAATCAACATTGTGAGAATTGCGGCATTTGTGCAACGTACGACTTTGTTCTGTTTATTGAACATAGTACAGAATACAAAGCCGAAAAGGATCCTTTATACAGTAAATTGATTGAAATTATTAATAATCAATAAATACATAAAACCCCGGGAAGGAAAAATAAACGTTCCTTCCCGGGTTAAACTTGAATTTATAGGAGGCGGCAAAAGTGAAGCAACTTATAACAGGTAAACGGATCCGCCGGATTATATCAGCAGCGGCAACGGATGCCGACATTATATCCGTTTTGAGATCTCATAATATCAAATACTCATATAGTACCATGGGCGGAACGTTGCATATACAAATTCCAGGCCGGAAAGGAATAATCCGGATATACAGCACAACGGTGGCCGCGCCTGGTGTATTCTATCCGTTCCCCGTTTTAAGTAAAGAATATTGATAGGAGGAATAAAACCATGACAGCATATGAAAAATTATATTCACTTGCGGCGGATTATTTAACAATACGCGCGAATTATGAAAGTATTTTATACGAACTTGAAAACGCAACAGACAACGTTATTAAATTTGTACACAAAAACAAAACTATATACATTAACAAAGCCGACTATGATTTAAAAGAACTTTCATGGTTTATTGCCGAACTTGCGGACGACGACGACGACAAATTATTTATTGACGGGTGCGACGTGTGGGACTGGTGGTAAAAAATGGACGCGTTTACCTAACAAGCAATCAGGAAAAAATCCGTTTTGATTCTGTTTCCCGTTTCCGTTTTGAAATGATAGGAGGGTTAAAACCATGAAAATAACCGTCAACCAGCTTGCGATGGCCGTCAATAATTGCGCGCGTATTACGCCTGATTCGCTGCCGCTCGCGCCTGATATGGCCGTTTTTGAAATACAAATATTAAACCAGTATTGTCATATTATTGAAAAGGCATATCATTCCGGCTGGTATCAAGAGGAGGCCGAAAAGATTGCCCGCGACATGTGCGAAAAAATGGACGCGTTTACCTGGCAAGTAATAAGAGTAAAATAATCCGTTTTTGATATGATAGGAGGGATAAAACCATGAAATACATTACACCAGCCGGATCCGTTTTCAAGCTTTACGGAAATATGCTTTCACAGTCGCACCTGTTGATTGCAGGCGCGACGGGCTCCGGAAAATCCGTTTTGATTAATTCCCTTGTTAGTACCGCGCTGTATGACAGCCCCGCAAGAAAACAGTTTATCCTATTGGACCCTAAAACCACGGAGCTGTGGCCCTGGGCAAAGCTGCCGCATTGCGTCCGCTATGCCTATGAAACGGACGAAATGATAAAGGCATTGCGGGACGCCGTCGGAATCATGGAAGGCCGCCTGCATCATATGCATTCAGTCGGGGAACGGATCTGGACGGGTTCGGAAATCTATATCATCATTGACGAACTCGCCGACCTGTTAACAACAGTAAAAGCAGACGTTGTCCCGCTTTTGCAGCGTATTTGTCAATTAGGCCGCGCCGCCGGTATCCATTGCATTGCTGCTACACAGTGCCTTTTGGCGTCCGTTTTGCCTACACAGATCCGGGTTAACTTTCCGGCTGTCGTGTGCCTCCGTACCGCAACAAAGCAGCAATCTCGCTTCATTTGTGACCGGACCGGTGCAGAGCAATTCCCAGACCCTAAAACCGCCGGAAAAGCACTCGCTTTTTTCCGGACCGGTGCAGACATTAAACAATTTGAAGTGTACCGGGTGCCGGAGGAGGAGCAGCAGCGCCTGGTGGCATGGTGGAACAGTCCGGATAGCGTAATAGGTTGAGAGGAGGAATAACAGTGAATAATTTTAGACAATGGATTGCGGACGTTTATCACTGCTCAGGATCCTGGGGGCAGGAAATGACAGCGGACGAAATGAAAACCATGCTTTCAGAAACGCGCGCGCAATCGGATCCCGCCGATTATGTGCCTGATACCAGCCTTTCCGCCGCTTGTGCTGAGTATTGGAATCATTTGTGCAAGGTATACCCGGATTAATTAATACGGCTGTCCTAACGGCCATACGGGGAGGAGGAAAACCATGATTCCTGTTATTGGTATCAATTCGTCATCCGCTCCGTTTATGGCCGATATAGGGCGCTTGCTGAAGCTGTACGAAACCCGTTCCAGGCGCACATTGCACCGGTTCATTGGGCAGCGTGTCATCCTGGCAGAAACGAAACAGGGTGGATACCTGGCAATGTATTCCGTTGTGATTGATTCGGAGCTGTGCGTATCGTCTCCGGAGAGATGGGAAGCATTGCGGCCCGTTCACCGCGTCCCAAAGGGCAGCAAGTTCGACTGGAAACCAGATACAAAAGTGAAGTACTTGTACAGGATTAAAGGCCTCCGCCGGTTAAACCCGTTCATGGTTCCGGAAGGGATCCGGCACGGCCGCACCTGGATGGAATACAACAAATAAAATCAGGAGGAATAAAACCATGATCAACGAATATGACGTATTGCTTGAAATCTTCAGTTTTGTCCGGGGTTATAGCACCAGCACCTATTCCCTGCCATCTGTGCTTAAAAAACTCATTCAGTACATGAAAGACGGCGGGTACAAGGTACAGGTCGTCGACGACACCCACAGGGATTATAAAATTATCCAGGTGGAAACGCAGCGCTACAAGCTTATCCGTTTTAAAGACTGGTGCACATATGACGTGCAGATGACAGTTTGACACCTGCATTCTTAGCCTCCGCTGATTGACTATGTTACCCGTTGACTATTATAATAAGCAAAATGACAGGAGGAAAAAACAATGACTATCCGTGAACTCGCACTCAATTGGATTGAACACGCCGACGACACCCCGACTGAGATTGACCTGGACACCGCATCGACCTACATCGGATGGATGGACCCGGGCACAGACCTTCCGGAAGACCTAACACCTGAAACCTTTATGGAAGCATGGAACGATATCATCCGGTCCGGCAATCATGAAAACAATTGGACAAAGCTTGACTAACCAACTTATTACATGCCACAGCCGCCCGCTCAGGGCGGTTTTTTTACATTCTTCAATGCAAATCATGTATTCATTTATACAGCAGTCCGTTCCGTTTTGCCTGTATATTAATCCATTTTTCTATTATATTTATGCAAAATCGCACCTGTTGTATATCTCACTTGATTGCGTACTATATATAGTATTCCAACTATTCGCTAAACATAAGTTTTACGAATAGTTAACGCTTCAGGCATAATCCAGGCGTCATTTTCTGTGCAGGATCTGCACAATCCGCTTAGATTTACACGTTTTTCATGCTCAGTCTGCTTTTCCGGATGAATTCTGCCATTCACTCGCCATTACCCGGTCCAGCTTTTGCATTTTTCCCCATTCCTGGCAATTCAGACACAAAAGCAACCCGTCACGTTATAGGATATATATATTATTATTTATTCGTATAAATAGTATATATACTATGACAAAAGAAAAAGGTATGCTTGTCTGCATACCTTCTTTTGTGTCACTCGTCATCGTCCGGGATAGATTCTACGAGTCGTTTCCGTGCATCATCGGCGTTGAGATCCTGTAGCGGATTGTTGGGTGTCACTACCACGTCCGTCTGATCCTTGTAGTTCATGTTGTTCTTGAGCAGGAAGATTGCGGACACCGGATTAATCTTCCCTTCCATCATCGTCTGTGTCAGCAATTGGTTCATGATACTGTAGCCTTTTTTTATGGCGTTACGACTCGCCTCATTCACACTACACTCCACACCATTCACCCAACGCCACAACTGAGTGCGGTTTGTGTTGAATGCGAGTGCCATAGACTCGACAGTAGGTTTCATGTCATGCT